AACATTGGCGGGCTTGAACCACCGAAGGCATCAATCTTTTCAAATGAAATTGCAAACATGGACGGTGCGAAGTTCAACAGTTCAAAAATGGACGTTCGCAATATTGTAATTACAGTAAAGATTAACGGTGATGTTGAAACTAACCGGCAGAATCTTTATACATTTTTCCGTTCTGGTAAATGGTGCCGGATTTTTTTCAAAAATGAAAACCGCGACGTGTATTGTGAAGGGTATGCAGAGACGATAAACGTTCCACTATTCACGAATAGTGAGCAGATGCAGATTTCGCTGGTTTGCCTGGATCCGTACTTCAAGTCTCTGCGGATAATATATGACGACATAAGCAAAGTTTTTGCAGCCTTTGAATTCCCTTTTGCAATTTCGGAAGAAGGAAAAGAGTTTTCAATCATTGACGAGTTCCGGGAAGCTGAGGTTCTGAACCAAAGTGAAATTGACGGCGGAATGATAATAACGATTACTGCTGAACGTGACGACATTCCGAACCCAGTAATTTATGATTCTGACACCGGGCAATACATCAGGCTGAACCTTACGCTGAACGAAGGTGACACGGTAATCATTAACACGAACAAGGGAAATAAGAGCGTCAAACTTATTGTTGATGGTGTGGTTGAGAATGCAATAAACTCATTCGGAAGCAATTCAACGTGGTTGCAGATGAAGCTGGGCATGAATCATTTTTTATATTCAGCAGATAAAAATTCTGAATATCTTAAAATAATTTTTGAGCGTCACATTCTGTATGAGGGGGTTTAATCGTGAACATTAATATTCTTGACAAGACACTTACCCGCATTGCAGTCATGGACACTTATATTTCGCTTATGTGGTGCCGGCGCTATTATGACATCGGTGCGCTTGACCTGCAGGTGCCGGCAACGAAAGAAAACGTTTCACTTTTCCGGGAGGGCTACTTCATAACTCGTGACGATGATGCAACGATTTTCCGAATTGAAGTTATTGAACTTGATACTTCCAATAACGGAAACAATTCATTAATCATCGGTGCTTTCGATTGCAAAAAAATATTAAGTCAGCGTATTATCTGGAATCAGGTAAACTTCCAGGGAACCGTTGAAAACTTTATCAGAAAAATAATTCAGGAAAACGTAATTGGCCCGGATGATATCAACAGAGCGATTGACCGCTTTGTTCTGGATCCGTCGCAGGGCTTTGAAGATACTTTTGAAATTCAGGCGCAGTACGATCAGCTCGACGAAAAAATAATTGAACTTTGTACTGCATACGGCTACGGCTGGGCCGTAGATTTTGACGGCAATTTCCGTTTCAGGTTGTACAAAGGTGTTGACCACTCGATATCTCAGGACGAAAATCCGCACGTTATCTTTTCGCCTGATTTTGACAACCTTATTGAAAGCAAGTACAACGTAGACGCAAGCGAATACAAGAACGCAGCTCTTGTTGGTGGTGAAGGTGAAGGAACAGAAAGAAAAACACGCAGCATAGGAACTTCCACGGGAATTGAACGTTATGAAATGTTTGTCGATTCTAATGTATCATCCAACGACGGCGGAGACCTTGTGGATTATTACGAGGCACTTGTTGCTGACGGTATCAATGAACTTGCTGAGCATTCAACCGTGGCAACATTCGAGGGACAGGTTGATTCAAACTCATACGAGTATAAAAAAGACTACAATCTCGGTGACATTGTAACCGTAATGAATGAATACGGAATCAAAGTAAATGCGCGTATTGTCGAACTAACAGAAACCTGGGATAATGAAGGGTATAGTATTGATCCGGTATTCGAATATATTAACGACGAACTGGACGGAGGAATCCTGACGGAAAATTCTGAACAGATTCTGACAGAAAATGGCGAAGGCCTTGTTTGTTGAGGAGGATAAAATGCAGGGTATTAAAATTAGTCAACTTGAAGAAACAAAAGTATTAGGCGATGAAGATGCTATTCCGGTTGTCAGAAACGGGCAGACGAAAAAGTTTTTCTTTACATTAATAAAAAATATTTTTAAAAACGCAGTGTTCCGGGTTAACGAAGAAGGACACCTGACGGAGACATACGACGGAACAACTAACGACCTGGGGCTTGTCCGCGGAGAAAAAGGCGAGCGAGGACTTACCGGAGCAACTGGGCCGACCGGCCCACAGGGGCCAAAGGGTGATCCAGGGGAAGGTGTGCAGACACTTACCCTTTCAGGAAGTCAGATAGTTAATGATGCTTCATTTCAATCTCTTATGGCTAAACAGAATTTTCAACCTTTACCTACCTCTACATTAGCTATAACTTCAGGTTATTATTTTAGTTGCATCGGTTCATTCGGAGCATCTGCAGTAATTGCGGCTTCAGTTCCTCAATCAAGTATAAGTCATAACAATCCAATAATAAGCCATTTTATTTTAAAGGGACGTTATGGAGAATATAGTTATCTAAGAAGCAATATGTCCCGCATGACAGATAGTAATGGTGACCCATTAACCTTAAAACTTCTTGTATTATGATTGACATTATTATTCCATGCAAAAACTCACACAAAACTATCCGCAAACTTCTCTGCTCCATTGCGTCACAAATTGGAATTGAAAAATGCAAAGTTACAATCGTCAACCGATACGGGGACGCTGATTACTCGGAAGAAGTCGCAGGTTTTGCACAGGTTATGCACATTCAGGAGCTTCAGTATTCCGGCGATGTTCATGGCGTAGGTGGTGCACGACAATTCGGGCTGAATAATACTTCCGAACCTTACGTCATGTTTTGTGACTCCGATGACCTGCTTTATGATAATTTAGTTTTACAACATTTATTTGAACCGTTTTCTGAAAATAAAAATCTTCACGCAGTCTATGGTTCTATCGTTCAGATTGAGAAGAACGAATTAACAACCATTCCGGCGAATCATTTTCTTTGGCTCCACGGCGCAATGTACAGCCGTGAGTTTTTGAAAAAAAATAAAATCAGATTTTTTGATAACAGTGCCGGGGAAGATGCCGGATTCAATAAGCAGGTTAAAATGTTATCAGATACTTCCACAGTCAAATTTCTTGATATCCCGGTTTATTTCTGGACGGACTGGAATCACGAAAATAGAATAAACACAAAAGAGTTTGCTTATTTCAGTTCAAAAAAAGGACTTATTGATAATCTGATTTTTGCTTTTAAGAATGTTATGAGTTCCTGCAGCAGTCCAACGTTCAAGGGTGAAGCAATCGCTGAGATGTGCAACCTTTTTTTTCAGTTCCAGACGGCCGTAAAAGACCACCCGGAGCGTGAAGGCATATTCATTGAATGGTGCCGGGCATATTATAATGAAATCTACCGGCAATTTGAAAATGAAATTACTGAAGAAGAATTTCAATTTATTTATTTTGAAAACTTAAAATATTATTTTGCACTTAATGATTTTTTCATTTTTAAAATTGACATAATCGAATTCATAAATAAACTAAAGGTGAGGTGATTATATGGCTTTTCAATGCGGTTTTTTTAATTCAATTGACGGCGACAGAAAATACAATGCGGAACAAATGAACAATCCGTTTTCAAAAATTATTTCAAACGGAGTTTTTGCTTCCCCGAACGGATCATCGTCCACGGACTTTCAGGTTGAAGCTGCCGGAGGTCTTGACGTAATAGTCAGGCAGGGTCGTGGAATGTTTGCGGGCAAGTGGGCGTATCTTGACGCCGATATGCCGCTCACAATTCCGACAGCTCATGTATCGCTTACAAGAATTGACAGCGTAATTGTGCGCATTGACGCTTCTATGAGTGTTCGTGCCGGTTCAATTATTTATCGTGAAGGAACTGCAGCAAACTCACCGGAAGCGCCTGCACTGATCCGTAGTGATACGATAACTGAATACAGGCTTTGCAACATTACTGTTGCGCCTAATGCAACCGGAATCACGCAGTCAGTTATTGAAGACACCCGGCCCGGTTCAGAATGCGGCTTCATTCATAACCTGCTCTGGGATTCAGATATTACGGCAACATATAAGCAATGGGAAGCTCAGTTTCAGGAATGGTTTGATACGTTGCGCGAGACGCTTGCAACGGAAACAATACTTACAAGTTTCAGTTCACATTATACAACTGTAGCCGATGGCGAAACAGTCATACCGATAAATATTCCAAGCTATAACCGAGTGCTCGACACCCTGCAGGTATTTATTAACGGATTATTCTGTACGCAGGGCGTTGATTATACGATTACAAGCGATGAAGAAATTACCCTTGCAATGGGGCTTGATCCTAATACACCGGTGACGTTCATTGTGTACAAGTCCGTTGACGGTTCGGAAGCTAAAAGCGTAGTGCGCTATGTTAATGAGCTTCTGGAAGTTTCGCCGGTTGCATCTGACGGAGCAGTTGAAGTTTCAGTTCCGGCAGCAGGCGATGTCCTGCAGTCATTCGTCAATGCAGGCGTAGGACTTCACACCATGTATTCAGCTTATGCTGCAGCCAATGCGCCAAAGTCCGGGGAATTCCGTTACCTTGGACACATGACTGCAGCAGCTTATGGCTGGATTGCTGCGTTCATGAATAACGGTTCAATGTTCACAAATTACCTTGATAATGGAACATGGCGTGGCTGGCGTGCGTTATACGAGAATGCACAGGATCCGCTCTATCATTCAGCTGCCGGAACATTTCCGAATAACGGAGTAACTATTACACCGGGCAAGCCCTTGAGCGAATGCCGGAACGGGTGGGTACTTGAGTTTTCCGGTTACGACGACACGAACAGCACACCGCTTGACGCTTACGCTCAGACAGTTCACATTCCGAAGAAATCGTATAAAAATGCAAACTGGGACGGCGAAACGTTCGCAATTCCGCTTGTGTATGTCTACGATAACGCAACGGACGAGGCTTCATTCTGTATGAAGAATTTCAGCGTTTATAATGACCGCCTTGTGAGCGGAGCCATTAACGTAACGGGTAAGCAACGCAATATGGTGCTTCGGGCAATTTATGAATATTAAGCGAGGGTGGAATGGGTGAAGAAGACACAAGCCTTGAAGCCAGGCTGACAAAAATTGAAAGTAAAATTGACAAGCTCACCGACTTAATGACACAGACGCAGCTGCAGGAGTACCGGCTTTCAGTCGTTGAGCAAAGTCTTCTGAAGCTGGAGAAACTGCAGGAGCGGGTTGTTGCGCTTGAGCGCAAGGACGGAGACAAGGCCCTTAAATGGTTCTATGTTATTGGTGCCGGGATTATTACTATAATGCTTGGCTATATTGCCGTTAAGGTAGGTTTGAAGTGATTAAACAGAATGACTGCAGGCTTCTGCCTGAGATAAGAAACATAGGATGCTTTGTGCGCTCATGCGGAGCCGTGGCTGAATTGAAGGCCGGAAAAACGTTAAGCTACCGGCAGATAAATGAATTGTGGCAGTGGGCAAAAAAAAGCGGAAACGTTGACTGGAAGAATGACGTGAAGCATTCAGCGCCTATAATTACTAAGGCCTATTCAATGCTCGGCATGAAGGGGCAGTTCTTTGAAGTTGCTACGTTCAGAAACGGAAAAATGAACTATTACGGATCCGTGAGCGAGGGCTTGAGGAGCGCTGAAAAATGGTACATCCAGAAAGTCAAGACCGACGGCCCTATTGGAACACACTTCAGAAATGTTGATTATGAGGGCAAGCTGTTATTTGATCCGTACGATCCGGAAGTAATCCCGCAGGGAATAATATATTCAATCGTGTACGCATTCAGGAGCTGGGAGAATGAATGACGAGGAAGAAAAAAAGCTTCATGCAAAGCCAACGTCGCTGTGGAGTCAGATTGCGGCTGCAGTTTGGATTGCCTGCTTTGGTGCATATTATATTATAAAAAATATGCCACGAATTGACGCGTGGGACATCGTCATTATTGGGTTCGGTATTGCCGGCGCATTCACGCCGGTCTATGCGAACTTAATTTTTGAAAAATTCAGGAGAAAAGATGAGTGAAAAGAGTAGCCGTATTATTTATTTTATTTTTGGTGTTGCCGCTGTATGGGCAGCAGTTACCGCCGGACTTTGGCTCCGGGGAACCAAGTATAAACGACAGCTGGAAACAGCTAGACTTGAACTTGAGCAGGTTAGAAGAATCAGTTCAGAGCTTGCAGAGCGACAACAGTCGATTAACAGAAATCTTGAACGAGCAAGAGAAATTGTTGAACGACAGTCAGACAGCATCCGCGGGGCTGTTGAAACGCTTGCAGACCTCAGAAACTGCATTGCAAGAATCCGAAGTTATACGGAAGCGCTGGAAGACTGCCTGCGGGGTGACTATCGGATTAACGGTGCCAACAATAGCAGTTCTGGCGGCGATTCTTGCGAACCGCTAAAACGACCATAGAGCGCCCGTTTTATGCTCAGACGATAAATTATACCAAAAACTTAAAAAACGCCCTGCAAGGGGCGTTTTTTTGCGTCTGAGAGGATTTTAATTACGACCGGAAGATTAAACCCTGCAATTCTGCAATTACAATCGGCTTAATTGTGCAATAACATAATCCGGCTGCTTTTCCGGTGTGATCGTGGCCGAATAAAATCCGGCTGTCGAAGTAAACCTTTGAACCTTTGATGTGCATATACTTGCGGGCCTTATCGAAAAGACCCAAATCATTCAGCTGCTTCTTTGCAGTTTCATTTTCATAATAACATCTCATCTTTTGCTCCTTAGCAGTTCCCTGCTCACACTTAATAATATAATACTGGTTTTTTTATTTTGTCGACTGGTAATTTACAAAAATATTTGATCTGAGGATAAAAAAGACCCGCCATTGCTGGCGGGCGGAGTGTAACACATAATGCTACAGAAGATGATACGCATATTATAGATGAAGCTACGCATTTTGTCAAAAGCTACGCATTTTTCAAAAATGCGTAACGCTCATAATTCTATATAATATATAGAGTTACGTGAACGTGTTACGCATTACACTTAATTTTAACTTCTTTTAAATTAAGGGATAATAAATTAAAAGAAAAAATAAAAAAATTTTCTTAAAAATATATAAATATATAATATATAAATGCGTAATGCGTAGCTTTAAACTGCTAACTCTATATATTATAAAGATTTAGCGTGTTACGCATTTCCTGCAATGCGTAGCTTTAAATTTTCAGAAAATTGTCAATTAGTAGTTGACAAATAAAGCAAGCTGCATTATATTATTAAGTGCCAGGGGGCGAGAGCCACCGGCAAGGAGCGAAAGATGATGAATAAAAGAAAAAGCTATCAGTTAGAGATTGAAACAAACGGCGAGGTTTGGTTTACAAAAAGCGCAATTTATACCTTGAAAGAGGCAAAGTATTTTTTTGAACGTGAGGCCTTAGACGAGCTGGCTGAAAATTCAACAGTTAGAATTATTGACAATTCGGGTGAAGTTATTTTCACAAAGTCAAATTAAAAACAACGTGCCGCCTGAAAAGGCGGCAAGGAGCAAATTATGAAGATGATGAACGGAAAAGAAACTTACAAAAAAATTGCAGAAGCCCTGCCGTGGGAGATCCAGTCAGCACTTCTGGCAATCCGTGACGCCGGGGACGACACCGGGGCCGTTGAGGAGATTTACTTTGCAATGCCGACGGACGTTTATTTCGCAATACGTGGCTTGTGTTTAGTTACTGAATGGGATGAGGACAATCGTACCGGAATGAAACTTACAAGCGCAGGCCGGCATCTGGTGGAGTATTGTTCCTGCTGATTATTTGTCATTTTTTAATTGACAATTTTTTATTTTGGCATTATGTTAATAGTGCAACTAATAATTGCATTATTAAGAAAAAAGGAGGTAGGTCTGTTGATTGATTTATTGGCGAAGCGCGAAGAAGTCGGATTAACGCAGGAAGAGCTGGGCCGGAAGCTGGGTATTTCCCGGCAGGCGGTCTGCGCACTTGAAAGCGGAAAGAACACGCCGAGGGTAACTACAGCGAAGAAGCTCGGCGAGATCCTGGGCTTTGACTGGACGGAGCTGTTCAATAAAAAAAATTGAACAGCGGATTATTGGAGCGCGCCTGCCGCGTATATTTGCAGGACAAAACGGTGCAGAAGGTGATTTATGAAATTTAAAATAACTTACAATGAGCCGGGCGTGATCAACCTCAAATCAGAAATTGAAGCGGAGAATGGACGCGAGGCCGTTACAGTGTTTCAGATTGAAAACCCGAATGCTGAAGTGGTGAGCGTCGAAGAGGTTCCCGATGCCTAAGTTCTACGACTTCCAGCGCGACATTCTGGCAAGCTCGAAGAAGCAGAACAAGGTTGCGTATTATCTTGATATGGGCCTGGGGAAAACTTTTGTCGGAGCTGAAAAAGCCGTGCAGCTGGGAAAGCCGGTGCTTTGTGTCTGCCAGAAGTCAAAGGTTGACGACTGGGTGGAGCATTTCGCGTTGAATTATCAAAGCATAGTTTTTAATCTGACAAATAAAAAAGAATACTGGGACTTTATTTTGAAAGAACCTTATGTGCCTTTCAATCCGTGGCCTAGTGTAATAGCGGTTATCAACTACGACATTCTGTACAGGCGGCCGGAATTAATGCAGTTGTCAAATTATACTTTACTGCTGGACGAATCGTCTTTGATTACCAACGAGAACGCGAAGCGATCAAAGTTTATTTTGACAAAACTACATCCCGAAAACATCATCTTGTTGTCGGGAACACCGACCAACGGTAAGTATGAGCAGTTATGGAGCCAGCTTCACCTGCTCGGCTGGAAGATCAGCAAGGAGCTTTATTGGAAGCAGTACGTGGACGTTGAGTATATCGACAACGGCGAGGGCTTCCCGGTCAAGGTGATAAAGGGCTACAAGAACGTCGAGCGACTGAAAGTCAAAATGAGGGAATACGGTTGCTATTTTCTGAAAACGGAAGAGGTGTTTGAATTGCCGGATCAAGTGTTTGAACCGGTTTATATCAAGAAGCCGAAACTTTACGACAAGTTTCTGCGCGACAAGATTGTAACGGTTGAAGACCGCGAGCTTGTGGGAGACACGGTTCTTACCAAGGCGCTTTATGCGCGTATGCTTTGCGGTTCGTATTCGGAAGAAAAGCTGGAGCGTCTGCGGGAGCTTCTGGAGTCCAGCGGCGAGAGGTTCATAATCTTCTACAACTTCAATGAAGAGTTGCGAAAAATTGAGGATTTGTGCCTTGAACTTGACCGCCAGGTTTCAATTGTGAACGGACAGGCAAAAGACTTGAGCTGTTATGAGCAGTATGACAACGCCGTGACGCTGGTTCAATACCAGGCCGGAGCAATGGGGTTGAACCTGCAGAAAGCAAACCGCATGGTTTTCTTTACCCTGCCTTGGGGAAAGGGTTCATGCGGATTGTGGATGCAGAGCATTAAAAGAATTAACCGTATCGGACAGAAAAAGACGTGTTTCTATTATCCGCTTTTGTGCTGCGATACAGTTGAAATAACAAACCTTGCAGCATTGCAGCAGGGAAAAGAATTAACAGACGAATTGTTCAAGGAGTGAAAATGGGTACAGGTGAAGGACTTAATAAGTTCATGCAGATTATGCGCTCGGACATGAACGTAATTGAAGCAACGCTTCAAACAGAGGAGAGCGGCAACAAAATAGCTTCATTGCAGGGCGAGTGTTCAGGCTACCGTTCATTGTGCAAAGAGCTGGAAAACTGCGGGTGGCCTAATTACGCGGAACGTAAGGAAACCATGCAGACATTATTCAAGTATGACGCCGAACGTGATAAATGGGTTTGTTTAACTTCCAACTATGCAACGTTGCTTGAATGGGAAACTTACGCGCTGGACGTTGAGGAAGCTCTGGACGAAGCACGGGGAAAAATGGAGAAGCGTCTGAACGACAGAAAGGACTGGCTTTTTTACCAGGCAAAGAAAGGCCGTGATTTGTATTTTTCGCGCGGCTGGTATAAACGTTTTATTGCCCTGGGAGAATGGGCCGTGGCAATACATGACGCATTCCAGGCAGCAAAGAAAATTCATGATTCAGAATTAAAGTTTGACGGGGAATAGAGGGAACGGAGGTACGTATGGTTTGGATTTAATAGTATTTAAAATAAACCGTAAATTATTAAACAATATTCAGGGAGACAGAAGAAAAATGAAGTGTAACGACTGCAACAGAAGCTTTGATGAACCAAACGAAAAAGAAACAAGCTATGAAAATTATTATGGCGTTTCTTCTGAGTTCTCAGATTCAACACCGCTGACGATTGAAGTCTGCCCTTATTGCGGAAGTGACGACATTGAAGAAGACGAGGATGCGGACTAATGGCAGGCGAGAAGAACTTTGAAAATAAAATAAAGAAGTTCCTGAAAGACCGCGGGTGCTGGTATGTGAAGTATTTTGCAAACCGGAACACTCGCGCCGGGGTTCCTGACATTCTGGCCTGCGTCAGCGGTCGCTTTGTGGCTATCGAAGTTAAAGCAGAAAACGGAAAGCCAACCGAACTGCAGAAATGGAATGTGGTGCAGATACAGAACAGCGGAGGCATCGCGCTGATTCTTTATCCCGCAGACTGGGAGCGGTTCGTTGATTTAGTCAATCGGCTGCAAGGGAGGTGATGTCATGCAAGTAAGCCATTCAAGGGTTGAAACATTCAAGCAGTGCTCATGGAAGTTCAAGCTCCGCTACATTGACAAGCTGGAGACTTACTTCAACGGCGATCCTGCGAACCCGCTTATTGTGGGAACGGCCCTGCACACCGGAATTGAAAAAGACGTAAAAACGGCGATTGCTGAATATTACGCAAATTATCCGGTTATCACGGATCAGAATGTCGAGGAAGCTATAAAACTTGAAGCCGTGATTCCAAAGTGCAAGGCGGTACTTCCTGCGGGCGAGTATGAGCGGAAGATTGAATGCCCGGAGTTTATCGGGTTTATAGATTTGCTGGTGCCGGTTGCACCGGGTGTCTATGACCTCTATGACTTCAAGTATTCAAACAACGTGAAGAACTACCTGCAGTCAGGACAGCTTCACGAGTATAAGTTTTATTTTGAAAAAACGACCGGGGAAAAAATCCGCGACCTTTATTTCATGTTTGCACCGAAGGTTGCAATCAGGATGAAAAAAACGGAAACACCGGAAACGTTCAGGATGAGGCTGAGACAGGAACTTGCGGACAAGGAACCGCAGCTTGTCAAAGTGGATTATGATCCGGAAAAAGTAAAGGACTTTTTACGGAGCGCGAAGGAATGCCTGAGCGCAACAACTTTTGTAAAGTCACCGAGCCGCTTGTGCGACTGGTGCGATTATAAAGATTTTTGTCAAACAGGAGATGACCTTATGATTTTACCTAAGAACGAAAGAAAAACAAATTCAAAAGCACAGTACAAGAAAATCTGGCTTTATGGCTTGCCTTTCAGCGGAAAGACATATCTTGCTAACAAGTTCCCGAACGTGCTCATGCTGAACACTGACGGAAACGTCAAATATATTGACGCGCCTTGTGTAGCAATTAAAGACGAGGTAACCGTAGAAGGCAGAATCACAAAGCGCAAGTTTGCCTGGGACGTATTCAAGGAAGCCATCGCAGAACTTGAAAAGAAACAGAACGACTTTGAAACCATTGTTGTTGACCTTTTGGAAGATACGTATGAGCACTGCCGCTTGTGGTGTTACGATCACCTCGGAATTGAGCATGAGAGCGACAACAGTTTTAAGGCGTGGGACTTTGTGCGCACCGAGTTCTTGAGTACGATTAAGAAGCTTATGAACCTGGATTACAACATCATCCTTATTTCTCATGAAGACGATTCAAAAGATATCACCAAAAAATCCGGTGATAAAATTACCGCAATCAAACCTAACGTAAACGATAAGGTCGCTTTGAAGGTTGCAGGCATGGTTGATATTGTGGGCCGCGTAATCAACGACGACGGCGAGCGTACAATCAGCTTTAAGACAAACGAGGTTATTTTCGGCGGCGGACGCTTGAGCCTTAAAACGCTTGAGATTCCGTGCGAATATAAAGACCTTGTATCTGTATATGAGGGAGTGGCTACAGTGGAAGAACCGAAGCGCAAGCCGAAGGAAGAACCGAAGCCAGCACCAAAAGTTGAAACAAAAACCGAAGAGCCTGAACTGAATGAAGCAGGTTATCCTGCAGACTGGGATGATGTGAAAGCAGAAGAAACAAAAGCAGAAATGAATCAGGCTGCAGAAAATGCGGAATTGAAACCTGCAAGAGTTTCTAAAACAACAAAGACCGACGTAGAACGCGCTGGCTATGGTGAAGTTAAAACCGCCACAAATACACCAACAATACCTCGCCGCACAAGACGCGTGCGCGGTGAATAAAATACAAGGAGAAAACTATGGATTTTTCAAAGTTCAATAAGGCTGTAGACCTTGAAGCACTCAAACATGACATTCAGGAAGCTGAAGAAAACGGCGGATCAGGCGACTACAAGGATGTTCCAACCGGAACATACGAAGTCAAAATTGAAAAAATGGAAATCAAGGAAAGTAAGAAGGGAGATCCTATGCTTTCCGTATGGTTTAAGATTCTGAACGGCGAGTACGAAGGTTCAATGATTTTTATGAACCAGGTAATCACGCAGGGCTTCCAGATTCATATCTGCAACACTTTCTTGCGCTCACTTGACACCGGTCTTGACGTTGTGTTTGACGACTTCGAGCAGTACGCAAATCTTGTCATGGATGTGCACGAAAAAATCGACGAGCAGCATCTTGAGTTTGCTCTTGAATACGGCAAGACTGACAAAGGATTCAGCACGTTTGAAATCACAGAAGTTTTTGAAACAAACTAAAAACTGATAAAAGGTTGCCTGCAGTCAATTATTCTGGCTGCAGGTTTACTTTAAGGAGGATATATGAGCAATCATAAATTGACGGGGGGGGACTTGTTTCGCGGAAAATCACAGAGTTAAAGCTGTATGAAAACAACCCAAGGATTAACGACAAGGCAGTTGACGCAGTCGCTGCTTCAATTAAGGAATTCGGCTTTAAGGTTCCGATTATCGTGGACAAGAATGGCGTTATTGTTGCGGGCCACACAAGGTTCAAGGCTGCACAGAAGCTGGGGCTTGAAGAAGTGCCGGTGATTGTGGCCGACGACCTGACACCGGAGCAGGTGAAAGCATTCCGTCTGGCAGACAACAAGGTCGGTGAGATTGCCGAATGGGATTTTGATAAACTGGAAGAAGAACTGAAAGGTTTAAATATAGATATGTCGCAGTTCGGCTTTGATATTGCGGAAGATGTTTCCGGCGGAGAAGTTATTCAGGATGATTTCGACGTAGATAAGGCGATTGAAGAAATCGACGAGCCGACAGCGAAGCGCGGACAGATTTGGACGCTGGGAGAGCACCGCCTGATGTGTGGTGATTGCACAAACAAGGATGAGGTTTCAAAGCTCATGCAGGGTAACTTTGCGGATATGGTAATAACAGATCCGCCATATAATATGGGCTACGAAGGAGCCGGTAGAACGAGCGACGCGAAACGAAAGACCAACAGAATTATGAATGATAAAATGTCGAGCAGCGATTTTGAAAAGTTCCTTGCCGGATTCTACGCGTCGCTTTATGACACAATTAAAGAGCACGGTACTTTCTATGTGTTTTATAAGGAGCTGGGCGAGGGCGTGTTCATATCCGAACTTAAAAAATCGGGCCTGAACTTCAAACAGGAACTTGTCTGGGTGAAGAATCAGCTGGTGCTCGGAGGACAAAAATATCAGAATATGTATGAGCCGGTTTTGTTCGGTTATAAGGGAAAAACACCTGCTGTATGGAACGGCAAGAGAAATCAGACCAGCGTAATCGAGGACATAAACTTGATGAATGAAATTGAATTGCGCGAGGCTTTGCGTGACGTACTTGATAAACTTGAAACCGATGTTGTAAGAGAAAGAAAGCCATTAAAGAACGATCTGCACCCTACTATGAAGCCGATTAAACTTCTGGCGAAGTTTATAAGCAACAGTTCAAATGCTAATGACATTATCCTGGACTTCTTTGGTGGTTCAGGTTCAACTTTAATTGCCTGCGAGCAACTGAACCGCCGGTGTTGCACAATGGAATTGGATCCTAAATATTGTGACGTAATAATTAAGCGCTGGGAGACAATGACCGGAAAAAAAGCAATTTTGAATTGACAAAATAATTAAAATATATTATCCTGCTTAACCGGGAGTTACAGAAGATGATAAACTTTTACGACTTTGAAGTGTTTGCGTATGACTGGCTGGTGGTTATAATCAACCCGGCGGAAGAAAAAGAAACTGCAATTCACAACGACCGGGATGCGCTCATTGCTTATTATGAAAGCCATAAAAACGAAATATGGTGCGGGTATAATTCGCGGAATTACGACAGTACAATCCTGAAATCAATTAAATTAGGTTTCGATGTGAAGTCAGTCAATGACGCAATAATATATGAGGGCCTGAAATCGTGGCAGATTGATTCACGTCTGCGCGGGGTTCAGTTGTTCGATTATGACGCTTATATTCTGAACACCAGCCTGAAACAGCTTGAAGCATTTATGGGAAACGACATCCGGGAAACGTCAGTGCCGTTCGACCTGCCGCGACCACTTACGCAGGACGAGCTGAACCTTACTTTCGGATATTGTCGGCATGACGTTGAGCAGCTGATTGAAGTATTCACGCGAAAGATTGACGACTTCAATGCTCAAATGGATTTAATCAGAACTTTTAATTTGCCGCTTTCCTATATCAGCAAGACCAAGGCACAGCTCACGGCCGAGATTCTGGGCTGTACCAAGCGCGAGCGCTTTGACGAATGGGACATAAAAATTGTTGATACTTTGCGCCTGAATAAATACGCTTATGTTAAAGACTGGTTCCTGAATCCGGCGAACCATAACTACAGTAAAAGTCTTGATATTGAAGTTGCAGGCTTGCCGCATTCATTCGGCTGGGGTGGGCTTCACGGCGCACCGGCGGAGCCGATACACCGGAAGGGCCTTATGATTCACGTTGACGTTACAAGCTACTATCCAACTCTTATGATTGAATATGACCTTTTGACGCGCAACTGCAGGAGAAAAGAAAAGTTCAAGGAAATCTACGACAAGCGCGTTGAACTTAAAAAAGCCGGAAAGAAAAAAGAGCAGGCACCTTATAAAATCATCCTGAACGGAACCTTCGGAATCTGTAAAGATAAAATGTCAAAGGCCTATGATCCGCAGATGTCAAACAACGTCGTAATTAACGGTCAGCTTCTGCTTCTGGACTTGATTGAAAAACTTGAGGGCCATTGCGAGCTTATCCAGAGCAACACCGACGGCCTTATTATTCAGGTTGAGGACACGGACGAGGCATTCAACGCGGTTGATGATATTTGCTATGAATGGGAGCAGCGCACACGAATGTCGCTGGGATTTGACACTCTGAATGAAATATGGCAGGGCGACGTTAATAATTATATTTTCCGGTTCGACAACGGAAAGCTGGAGCGCAAGGGTGCATACGTTAAGGAACTGAACGACCTTGACAACGACCTGCCGGTTGTGAATGAAGCAATCGTGAAGTATCTTACTGAGGGCGTGGAAGTTGAGGACACAGTTAATTCATGCAGGAACTTGAAACAGTTTCAGAAAGTCGTAAAAATAAACGGCAGCTACAAATTCGGCTGGCATAACGGAAAAAAATTAACGGACAAGACATTCCGTGTTTTTGCTTCCACGGATCCGCGCGACACTTATATAGGCAAGTGCAAGGGCGAAGGGCTGACGATTGAGAAGTTCGCCAACACGCCGGAGCGGTGCTTCATTGATAACGGGGACGTAAATCACGAAGCACCGGCACAGCTTGACAAGCGCTGGTATATTGTGCTGGCGAAGAAACGCCTGCGCGATAAGTTCGGGATAGATTTTCCGAGCGACACCTTGCAGCTTGAGTTTGACTTAAAGCCGGAGCGGCTGAAAAAGAAAAAGGCCGCACCAAAAATAAAGCGGGAAAAAGTTGAGCAGGATCCGCTCGATATATTCTAACATTTGGGAGTTACAGAAGATGAGTAATCTATTTCGGGGATTCGTTCGTACGAAAAACAAAAAGTGCACGCAAAAGTTTGCAGGCGGTGAGAAGCTTCTGACGCTGGAGCAGGCGCAGAAGTTTGACGAGTACGCGGGCATTCTTGCGCCGGAAACAATACTGATTGATATTGATGACGCGAAGCAGTCCGAGGCTCTTATGGACATTGTGGAAGACCTGCAGCTTAACTGCAGGGTAATCCAGACCACACGGGGCCGCCATTTTTATTTCAAAAATACAAAAGTTGCAAAGTGCGCAACGCACGCGCGCCTTGCCTGCGGACTTACTGCTGATATAAAGCTGGGAAGCAAAAACAGTTACGCGATATTAAAGTTTGATGGTGACGAGCGTTTTGTTGAGTGGGAAGAAGAAGGTACCGTGGCAGAGCTTCCGGCTTTTTTGCTTCCGGTAAAAACCGACATTGACTTCTGGAATATGAGCGAAGGTGACGGACGCAATGACAAGCTGTTCAAGTATATTCTGACGCTCCAGAAGTCCAGGATGCAGAAGGACGAAATTAAAGAAACCCTCAGGATTATAAACCGTTACATACTGCAGGACAAGCTCAGCGACAGTGAACTGAATACAATCATGCGCGACGAGGCGTTCAAGGATATGAGCGCAGATCCTTCACAATTTTTTAATTCAAAAGGTCAATTCAAATTTGACGTTTTTTCAAAATTTCTGATCGAGACAAACCGAATAATAAAAATAAACCGCCAGCTCCATATTTATGACGGCGGAATCTACAAGCTGGGATATGAAGCAATACAGGCTGAAATGATTAAGCATATCTCTAATCTGAACAAGCAGAAGCGAAATGAGGTTATGGCATACCTGGATCTGTTAATCCGGGAGAACACGGCACCGAGTGACGCTTCATGGATTGCGTTCAAAAACGGAGTGTATAATATTGACACGGAAGAATTCCGGGACTTTGATCCGTCGCTTGTAATTACAAACAAAATAAATCATGACTACCGGGCCGGTGCTTATTCTGAAATTGCAGACAAGACGCTGGACAAGCTGGCCTGCCATGATGAGAAAATCCGCGCGCTTCTGGAAGAGGTCATCGGCTATACTTTTTACCGCCGGAACGAATTGCGCAAGGCGTTCATTCTCACCGGCGACCGCCACAACGGAAAATCAACGTATCTGGACATGATTGCACGCCTGCTGGGAGACGATAACACGACGGCGCTCGATTTGAAGGAGTTGGGCGACCGCTTCAAGACAGCGGAATTGTTCGGCAAGCTCGCAAATATCGGCGACGACATCGGCGACGAGTTTATTGCGAACCCTGCCATATTCAAGAAGGTTGTTTCTGGTGACCGCGTGAATGCTGAACGCAAAGGCCAAGATCCGTTTGATTTTACCTGCTATGCGAAACAACTTTTCAGCGCAAACAATATCCCGCGTATAAAGGACAAGTCCGGGGCCGTAATTGACCGCCTGATCATTGTACCGTTTGACGCTTCATTCAGTCGGGATGATCCTGACTATGACCCGTATATCAAATATAAATTACGCGAAGAGCCGGTTATGGAGTATCTGGTGCAGCTGGGCTTGAAGGGGCTGCGCCGGGTGCTGGATAATCAAGGATTTACAGAGAGCCGAAAGGTTGAGGAGAATCTCAAGGAGTACGAGGAAAGCAACAACCCTATTCTGCTATTTTTCCAGGACGCAGAGGAATCCGACGTGGTGGGCCGGCAGACAAAGTTTGTATATCAGAAGTACGCGGAATTTTGTATCTCCAACAGTTACCAGCAGCTCTCCAATATTGAGTTCAGCAAGCAGGTCAAAAAATATTTTGATTGCACAATAGAAGTAACACGCGAAGGCGGAAAGCCCGTGCGCATATTCAGGAAAATAAAGGAGTAACTATGTTTGAGAAAAAAGCAGAAGAATATACAAAAGGCTTGTGTACAACTTGCACATTAGATACTTGCAGAAACAACACGCTGCATACTTGTGCTATAAAAGAATATATCAAGCAAGCCTTCCTTGCAGGACTTAAAGCAGGCAGACCAAAGTGGCACAAGGTTGCTGATGGATATTATCCGCCTTGCGAAAAAGGTAATTATACTATCAATGTTCTTACAGATTGCGGAGACATTGCTTACTACGATTACAATGATGATTGCTGGATAGCAGAGCCTTCAAGTGCAGAAATTGACCCGCCTATCGCATGGTGTGAAATTCCAAAGTTTGAGAAAGAAGCATAAAAAAGAGAGGAAAAATAATTGAGTAAACTTAATATAGTTGACATGTTTTGCGGCGGGGGCGGTGAATCAACCGGACTTATAGAAGCAGCACATGATTATAATTTTGACGTCAATATGAGTGCAATTAACCACTGGGAAAGAGCGATTGAGACTCACTCCCAGAACTATCCCTTTGCCGAACACCGATGTGAAAATGTGCAGCATATTGAGCCCAATACTCTTGCAGCTTCAAAGGACTGCGATCTTATGTGGGCTAGTCCGGGATGTCAGCATTTTTCAACTGCAAGGGGCGGTAAACCACGCTCCGAAGACATGCGTAGTCCTGCATGGGAAGTTTTGCGTTTTGCTGAGGAATTGAGGCCGAAAAGAATCATCATTGAGAATGTTCCTGAATTCCAAACCTGGGGACCGCTTGATCCGGAAGGACGTGTCATTAAGGAATGTAAGGGTAAAACTTTCAATGTATTTATTGCAGGATTGCGTTCTCTCAATTACATCGTTGACTGGCGTGTGTTATGTGCAGCTGATTATGGAGCGCCAACATCAAGAAGAAGACTTTTTATTCAGTGTGTAAGAAAGGATTGTGGAAAGAAAGTTATCTGGCCACAGCCGACCAACTGTAAGGGCGGCGACCTTATACTGCCTGATTGGCATTCTGCGGCTGAAATCATAGACTGGTCAATTCCGAGCAAACTCATAAGTGAAAGAAAAAAGCCTCTTGCTCCAGCGACATTGCGAAGAATTGAATATGGAATCCGGGAGTTCTGGGGAGATGCTGCCGTGCCGTTCATCGCAAAGCTTTACGGTACTTCAAATGCTGAAAATCTTGCTAATCCTCTTTCAACAATCTCTTGTTCTGGTGCGCATCACATGCTGATAACTCCGTTCCTTTGCAGATATAACAAGGGTAATAATCGTGTTCACCCTCTATCCGAACCAGTGCCAACACTGGACTGTTCAAACAGATACGGCTTGGTTGAGCCTTTTATTTGTGGAATAGGTCAGAGTTCTGCAAAGCAGAGAAATAGAAAGCTTTCAGAACCACTGTCTACAATCTGCACAAAGCAGGAACACTGTCTGGTCCAGCCGCTTCTTATTCAGTATTACGGCAACGGCCATGCAGTGCCACTCAGTGAGCCTATTCCGACATTAACTACAAAAGACCGCTATGGACTTATCGGAACAGATGAATACGGCATAGAGCTTGGCTTCCGGATGCTTCAGCCAAATGAACTTGCAGCTGCAACAGGTTTCCCGAAGGACTACAAGTTTACGGGAACTAAAGTTGAGGTAGTAAAGCAGATTGGAAATGCAGTGCCACCGAACTTTGCTAGGGCAATGTTCAGTCAGATATTGAACGAGATGACGGCGTAAGGAGAATAACTAATGGAAAAAACAACCTTTTTTGTAATCACTTATAATTGCTATGGAAGTGGTAGGGATTATTTTAATGGACTTAAAAAATCAGTATGGAAAGATACTTATGTAATAATCGAACACAAAAGCGATTACGTCAGAAAAAGTTTTAAGAAATGGAAAACTCTAAAAAGTGCTGAAAAATGGTTAGGAATCATAAAAGAAAAAACAGGAAAATCTTTTGACGATTATGAATGTAAAATAGTAAGAATCGAACTGTAAAAAAAGAGAGGAAAAATGAAAAAAAGCAGGAGAAAAGTCAGACCTAGTATGGAAATTGAAAACTGCAAATGAACAGAAAGAAGAACAACTCACCAAAGCAAAAGAAATTATACTTACATTGCTAAACAATTTTGCTTATCCAATAGGTCGAGAAGATTGGACTGTGGAAGATGAAGAAATTGTGGACAAAGCAGAGCAGTTTTTGAAGGAGATGAATAAATGATAAAAATAAATTTTGACGATTTCGAAAAAGGCCGAGAGATTTATACTTTAAAATTGACAACAGAAGAAAAATGTCAGTTTTGTATAAATTGGGATATTGACGGAGGTTGTATAGCAAAGAAAGAAGCACCGTTTGGAAGTTTTGAGTGTGAGAATAACGAAAAGTTTGAACCTTATGAGGAGTAATAAATGAACAGTAAGACAGCTAAAAAATTGAGGAAGGAAGCGCGCAAATATCAGCGCGACACATTCGGGCAGTTTGATCTTGCGTTTAAGTGCCTGAACTCGCAGACGTTCCTGCGTCGCATTGCGCTTGCGTGGCGTTTACTTCGGGGAAAACTCTAAACTAATAATTAGTGTCAATTCCAGGCAGGAGTTGACACTTTTTTTCAAAAAGTTGTAAATTAGCAATTGACAAATAATTTTAAAAGATGTATATTTATAAGTGTAGGGCGCGGGGCGCCAAGGAGTAGAAGATGATTTACGTTGTAGAAATGCTGGTAAATGGTGAATGGTTGCGCTCATGTTACTGCGTGGGGCGATACTGAAATTGTTGTACTTCATTACTAAATAAACCGCCAGCCGTGAGCGTATCACGGCAAGGAGTAAATTATGAAGATGATTAAAATTAAAGCCGTTTGTTATGATGATTTAATTACAAGTGACCGCGACAAGTTCGCGGACGCAAACGACGCAAAAGGCGTTCCTTACTGCCAGTGCTGCGGACGAGCAATTAAAAATAAGCGCACCGAGCAGGGCTTGCGCCTGATTGACGGAGGAAGCTACTTCACGGAATACGCAGGTGAGGTTGCCTGCGAGACGGATCTCGGCTGGTGGTATGTCGGCCCGACGTGCTTCAAGAAATATAAAAAACTTGAACAAGAAACCGAAGTAAATATCGGAGATTAAAAAAAAACACGCTCCGCGCTCATGTGCGGGGCTTAATTTAAATTACAGGAGTTAAACATGGGAGACAGTAAAGACCGTATTATTCCGCCACCACCGGTGAAAAAAATTACTAAATGCGCTTATCTGCAGGAGCGCATTGACGAGTGCATCGCGAAGGCTGCACAGTTCAAGGATGCAGGTTTAAAGATGTTCTATCTTTCTGCTGCAGAAGGTTTCCGCATCCGCATGAATAAAATGACGCTGGAGGAACTGGCGAGTGAAATGTAAGTTCTGGAAGGTGTCGGTGTCGGACGACTTTCTGACATGGTACGTGAAGGCCTGCTGCCTTACCAAGAAGCAGGCGGAAGAAATCGTGGAGGAACTTACCGCGCACGGAATCATTGCACGGTGCTCTCCGCACATTAAATGAGTCACCTTGCCCGTATGGGCTGGTATATTGACAGCGTGGAACAGACACGCAAACCTTTTTTTATTTTTATAAATTTAGTAGTGCCAGACGCCGGGCGGGAATGCACACTCTGAGGATCCGTTGGTTCCTAATTTGGACGGAGCGAAATGTGCTGCGGCGTCATTTTTTTTAAGGAGGGCGAATGGAAGAACTTAAATCCTGCCAGCGTCACGCCGTAAGACTGACGGCAATGAGAATTCAGGGGAAGCTGAACTTTATTCTTAAAGCTGAAACAAACGGCGTGACGGTTCAAAGATTACGCGAATTATGTAATGATATATATGTCCGCACGGACGAGCTTGTGGAACTGCTGGACAAAGTGGAGGAAGAAAATGAAGGTATACGTTGCCGGAAAGATTACGGGGCTGAGCCGGAAAAAAACGCTCAGGAAGTTTGAAAAGGCGCGCCGGAAACTTGAGCGCCTGGGGCATAATGTTCTGGCGCCAACGGTTCTGCCTGAACTTGAGACGTTCACACATGAAGATTATATGCACATCTGCTTTGCTATGATTGACGTATGCGACGCGGTGTATATGCTTGCTGACTGGGAAGAATCTAAAGGCGCAAGGATGGAGCTTCAATATGCAACGGACTGGAAGAAAAAAATCATGTTCGAGGTGAAGAAATGAATGCGCTGCTTTATTTATGGCAGCTGCCGCAGAATGTTCTGGGCCTGCTGATAACCAAAATATTAAAGGTGTACTGGGGAAAGCGTTACGGCTTTTTCTTTGCGTATTTATCCAAACCGACAAGGGCGTGGAGCGGCGTGTCACTGGGTAACTATATTATTTTTTCGGGCTACCCGGATTATAAGGCCCTGCTTCACGAATACGGGCATCAGAGGCAGAGCCAGTATTTAGGGCCGCTTTACCTTCTGATCATAGGCCTGCCGTCACTTATCGGGAACATTCTGCACCGCTTCATTAAGTTTGATTATTACAAGCAGCCGTGGGAAGCCTGGGCTGATAAATTGGGAAATGTTCCGAGATATGCAGGCACTTTGTAATTGCGCAGTGAAGATTTTTATTTTATAATTTTTTTATGAAAAACTTTTTTAAAGCTTTGTGGGTGCAGATCGTCGCCTGGGTGTTTATCATCATCGGCACACTTGCACTCCTTCTGGGCGGAACCGCAGTGGATGACATTGTGAAAGTTCCTAGACTGGTGTTTGGAATCATTGAAGCAGTGGGTCTTTTAATAATTTTTATTAAAAAGCTCCTGCAGAAAAAAGATTCTGACCGTAAGTAACTCCTGGGCCGGATGTATTTCCGGCCCATTATTTTTTTCAAAAAGTTGTAAATTAGCAATTGACAAATAATTTTAAAAGATGTATATTTATAAGTGTAGGGCGCGGGGCGCCAAGGAGTAGAAGATGATTTACGTTGTAGAAATGCTGGTAAATGGTGAATGGAAAGTTTGGGCCAAATACGAAGAATCTTGCATGGGTTTTAGTGCTAAAGAACGCGCTGAATCAGGATTAAAAACTGCACGCTGCTATGGCGAATGCAGACTTGTTGAAATTAAAAAATAAAAACTGAGCCGGCCGGAGGCGATAAAATCCGGCGAGGAGTTGAAGATGATCAAGATTTTACAGAACGGTATTAAATGGGACGGCGGTTACACACCTTGCTTTTACAGCATGGGGAACACTTCCCACCATAGCGACAAGTGCATTGCAATTTATGCACGCGATTATGAGAGCCTGCCTGCTGAACTGGGTGCAATCGAAAACGACACAGACATTCAAACAGACTATTTTGACAGTGACAAGGTTTATCTTGAGCCGGGCGACAAGTATTACAATGAAGCCCTTGCAGCTTACAACAAGCGCAGGCTTGCAGATTCTAAGCGCTGGCTGAAGCATGATGAGAAACGCCTGCAGAAGGAACTTGACAGCGGCTGCCCTTATCCTGCTACTGTCGCAAATCTTAAAGACAGCATTGCAAATTACAAAAGAACCATTGCAGCTTTAAGTGCATAACAATCAAACGCTCGGCGCACACGCGCCGGGCTTATTTGACATAGGAGAAAAGAAGATGATGACAATTATTAAAACAGAGTACGTTTCCGGTTTGGTATGTGAGTTATGCGGGAATATAATAACTGGCGATTTCAAAACACCAACAGAGCATGAAGGCGAGGAAATACCGGAAGAAATGTCTTGCCCTGAATGTGGTATTGGCACGATGAAATTCGAGCAGTTACCGGTTCACACCTATGAGGAGGATTAAATGCGTTTATGGCACTTTGATTTGCTTCCAGTGTTACCGTGGAAGCAGCTTGTTTCACAGTGGCGCGAATGCTGCGCGATTGCCGGAGCGATTGCCAAACACGGCACGCCGAATCACCAGATTGTTAATAAGGTTTTAAGTTCCCGCGGGGACTTCATTGTGTATACATTCAAGGTATGGGGCGAACTTGAAAAGCGCGGCTACAAAGTGAGCGAGCGCGCGGTGGACGCATTCAAGCAAAATATGGGGCTGGGCCGCTCTTATTTTGAAACCTGCGCGACACACTTTAACTTGTTTCCCGGCTGGTTCAATCATCGCTACCTTATGCAGTGCTTCTACAATCTGCAGGAGAAGTTCGACTGCGGAATGATTACAGCGCAGGAGTGGAAAAAAATACAGGCTTATGTTCTGGGCTGGAACGAGCCGGGATTATAGGAGATAAAATAATGAGCGAATACCTTCCTGAAGACGAGCACGCGGATTTTAAGAACTGGTGTTCAAGTTGCGTGAACGAGGGCGATAGCGAGTGTTATTGGTGCAGGGACGACACTCCTAGCGGAGTGCCGAGCTGTTATTGCAGCGGCGAACATTTAATGCTGCACGAAGACTGGATTAATGATTATCATTGACACAGTTGCAGCGGTGGGAATTATTCCTGCCGCTTTTTTATTTGCAACTTTTATGCAACTTTTGCACAACTTTTGCACAACTTGTGGATAACTTTTGTATTTAAAGCTACGCATTTGTATTTAAAGCTACGCATTTGTTACGCATTTTTAAAAATGCGTAACGCCCGCGAAGCCTTTATTTATGCAGGTTCCGGGCGTTCAGCTACGCATTACGCATTTTTCTTTATTTCCTGAATATTAGACATGAAAAAAATTTAAATTATAAAAAAATTTCCTAAAAATATATAAATATATATATATATAATGTGTAAATGCGTAGCTTTAAATTTTTCTTCTTATATAGGCAAGGTGTTACGCATTTTTTTAAATGCGTAGCTTTAAATACACATGAGCTGAATTACGTTCTGAGGTTGATTTTTTATAAATTTCTGTAAATAATATTTGAGAGGTGACCTATGGCACGACCATCAAAATTAAAAGTCATTACAGACAACCTTGAAAAAATAAAAGAATGGAAGCGCAACGGTGCGACCGACGAGCAGATTTGTAAAGCTCTTGATATTACGACTTCAAACTGGTACAAGCATCTGTCGGAGAATAAGGAGTTATACGAGGCTATTAAAAACGCCCGGCAAAGTCTTGCGCTGGATCTTCGGGGCGAGCTTGCGCGCCAGGCAATGAAGCATACGCTGGAAACGAAGAAGCAGTATATTAAGCATGATCTTGAGACCGGGCATAAAACGCAGTACACTGAAATTACAACGAAAGAAGTTGACGGCAATGTTGCTGCAGCGCACCTGCTGCTGAAAAATATTGATGGTGAACACTGGAAGGAATCCTGGGACACTTATGAGTTCAAGAAGCAGGAGCTTGAGCTCAGGCGTCAGCAGGTTGAAAATAATTCTTTTTAGGAGGATAAAAAATGTCAGGTGATGCAAAATTAATTTTACCTAATAAATCATTACTTGCCGGAGCAACTAAAGCTGACTTTGACGAATTAAGTGCTAATCATAACGCCCTGAGTTCAGACTATTCTGAGTTCAAGCAGAATACCATCTCCGATATTTCAGATTTACAGGACAATATTGATGCCGTTGCAGCAAAAAGCTTAAAAGTTAATCTAACAAATTCGGACGATCCGTGGAACAACGTTAACCCGGTAACCCATAAGAAAATGTGGGACTGGGGCGACGTTTATTTTGTTTTACTTAATGGGATTCTTCTTTCCAGGGTATCTTACACCGAAGGCGGTAGTCTGGAGCTCACTGCTGTATATGAGTCAGGCTTCAAGATGCTGACTATAAATATTCCAAACAAATCCGCCAACTGGAAGGATAGATACTTTAGCTCAACCAACTGGTCTAGTGAGTCACTGACAGTTAATTCAGTTTTAATTTTTACGGTATCAACATGACATTATCAACTTTCTACCGCTCGCCTGAATGGGTGGCTTTGTGTTCAAGGATTATGCTGGAGCGGGTTAACGCTTCCGGGGACATTATATGTGAGCATTGCGGAAAGCCGATTGTCAATAAATACGACTGCATAAGGCACCACAAGATACCGCTCACCGAGGCGAATGTGAACGACTACACAATTAGTTTGAACCCGGACAACATTGCGCTTGTGCACCATAGGTGCCACAATGCAATTCATAACCGGTTCGGATCCTATACGCGTCATGTGTATATTGTCTGGGGTTCGCCTTGTGCGGGTAAGTCAACCTACGTTGATTCGGTCGCATTGAAGGACGATTTAATAATTGATATTGACCGCATATATTCTGCGGTCAATAATGCACGGTCTAACCGCTTATATGACAACGTCATGCAGGTGTATCGTACTTTAATTGATGCGGTGCAGACACGGAATGGTCGTTGGGTGAATGCTTTTATTGTGCGCACTTTTCCGCTCAAGGGTGAGCGTGAACGCCTGGCGGCTTCACTTGTTGCAGAGCTTGTGCACATTGATACACCGCAGGACGTATGCCTTGAGCGTGCGTTTAATCGTGCAGAAGGTTACGACAGGATTGTGACGGAGTTCTGGCAGAAATTTCAAAAATAAAAATATTTTTTTATATCCCCCCCACCCTGGCTGGTTTTCTGACCGCTGGGCGGAC